AGCCCGCCGCTGCGTTGGATCGCGCGGAGTTTCAAGGCCAGCACGTCCAGCTCCGGCAGGGTCAGCGCACCGAACTCCTTTCCGGCGATCCGGCGGTCCCGGCAAAAGGCATTGATCCGCGGCCAGTCCGTCGTGTCGATGCCGAGCTGCTGCATCAAGCGGAGCGCCGCCGACCGTTTCTTTTTCCGGAGTTCGTGCTGCGGGTCGGCCGTCGAACGTTCCAGCGCGTCGCACAGGGCGTCGTACTCGGCGGTGGACATGGCCCGCAGACTCGACGTCCGGCCGTTGGTGTACTGCTGCACCAGGCGCTCCTTCATTTCGTCGTCGTGGAGCGGCAGACGGTTGAATAGCTTGTAGAATCGTTTGTAGGTCATGGCGGATATGGTTGTTTATTCGGTCAGATAATATTTCGCGGCGCCCTCCTCCCAAATGGTGAAGTACGCCTCCGCGTCGTCGGTATAGCGCCCCTGACAATATGCCCGGTAGCCTTTGGTGTGGATTTTCACGCCGCAGTCGAAGCGGATGTCGTCGGCCATCTTGCCCTTCGGCCGCCCCTTGTAAACCTGCGACACGAGGATGAACGACTTGCGCGGAAAACGGTCGAACAGCTCCTTTTTCAATCGGTCGAAACTCCGCACGTCGAGGTACTGCACCGAGTCGATGATAACGAAATTCGCACTCTTGGGCCGCTCCAACCGTGCGACGAGATCGGCCACCGTCAGCCCCGTCACGACCTTGAATTTCCCTGCGACATCCTTCATCCCGAGCCGCTTGATCCGTTTCTTGAACGAGAGGTTTGCACCCTCCTCCAGACTCACGTAATCGACACGCCCATAGTCACAGAGTTTCTTGCCTAACAACATGACGAACGTACTCTTACCGCTGGCCGACTCTCCGTCGATGAACCAGCGCTCGAAGCGGGAGGGGCGGCCGAAGGCGGCCTCCCACTCCCCGTCCAGCGGAAGTTCCGGGATATTCAGATTCTCGATCTCCGAGGGTGAATAGGCCCGCATGACTATACCTCCTCTCCTTTGGTGATCAGCGAATGGACCCGACGCAGGCTGCCGTTGCTCCGACGGGCGATCTGCCGGAAATCCGTGCCCTCCGGAGTGTTCGCCTGGGCGATCATCATGGCCTGGCCGAGCAGGAACTTCCGGCGCTCGTCGCCCTCGGGCGGCGTGATGCTGTTGTACTTGTCGCCGCAGCGGCTCCGGATCTCGGCAAACCCTACCGTCTTGAACTCGATGCCGCGCTCCAGCTTGGCCTTGAAGCCGTCGGCCCCCATCAGATACCACGAGCAGCAACCCTCCGTGCCGTTCCATGCGGCCTTGATCTCCAGGAACGCTTCATACACCAGGTCGCCCGCCTCGTCGAGGATGATCTGCGGATGGTCAAGCGTCCGCAGGTAAAACACAAGGTCGTCGTAGACGTCCGCATAACGGCTGACGGAGTTCAGACCGAACTCGCGGGCGATGAAGCGCACCAGCCGCTGCTTGGTCTTCACCTGCGAGCAGTCCACGTAGACGACGTTCTTGTGCGTTTTGGCGTGGTATTGTGCGGCGACCGTCTTGCCGATGTTCGGAATATCGCAGAACATGCCCGAAAGGCTCTTTGCGCGGCACAGTTCCAGTTGCGAAGTGAGGTATTCGAAAGTCGGCGTCTTGACGATCTTCCACTCCGCGCCGTCGTCGAGGCTCACGCCCAGCCGCCGGGCGATGGACATCCATTTCGCGTCGCTCAGCTTCTGTTCGGTGTTGCCTTTCTTGATCTCGCTGTAAACTGAGGTCGAAATGCCCAGGGCGACGGCGTGTTTGGCGTCCGTGGCGTAATTCTGCCTGTTGCCGGATATGGCCAGCACGATGCGGGTTTTAATGTCGTTCGAAATCATATCTCAACGTGTTTTATTATCGTTCTAAAGCTCATGTTTTGCCAGCGCCGCGTAGTCGATGCCGAAATCGAATCCCTCCGCCTCCTCCGGCGGTGCGGCAGGGGCCGCTTCGACGATCTCCGGCTCCTCATGGGTCGGAACATCACCGGGCAGGAGCCGCACCTTGCAGATCTTCTCCCGAGCCATCATGGCGTCGAACTGCGCGTTGTATTTCGCCTGCTCGGCGTAGGCTTCACGGTCCCGCTCCGTCTGCTCGGCCGTGGCCTCGTTATAGGCTTCGATACGGCGGCAGGTGGCGATATAGGCCCCGTGCTGGTAAATATACACCTCCGGGACATTGCCCTGCTCGTCGGGCAGATAATAGGCCTCGACGGTGTAGTCGTTCGGCGCGAGCCGTCCGATCAACTCCGGCGAGGGCAGCGCATAATCTTCGTAATGGACCCGGCAGTACTTGCTGCGCCGGATCGACGTGCGCACCTCCTCGCCGATGAAGCGGTAGAGCAGCGCCTTGTCCACGGGCGCGAGATCCGGATTCTGGTAGCGGCAGAGCACCTCCCAGCGCGTCAGCCCCGGGTAGAGCTTCTGGTTCGGATGCAATGCGTTATTGTATTCGTGGATGGCCCGGATGTCGTCGGCCACGAGCTGCTCGTAGGTATAGGTCGCCTCCTTGTAGGTGTTGTTGAACTCGTCATAGACCTTTTCCTCTTTCGGGCGGTTGGCTTCCAGGCGGGCGTACCAGCGGCCGATGCCGACCTGCGAGCGCTTCTCCACGCCGTACTTCTTCACCCGGTTGAAGTGCTCGGCCCGTTTCTCCTGCGAGTTACCGGGGTTGCACCACCGCACGAAGGGGAACACCACGCCCGCGCGGATCAGCCCGTCGGCGAAGTTGTTCACGAGGTGGTGTTCGACCTCCACCTCGGCCGGGCAGTTCCAGCCCTGGTGGTCGATCAGCCGGAACATGTTCCGCACGCAGTCGATGAACAGGTCGGCCGTTTTGAGGCGGTTGTAGGCGTAACCAACGACGCAGCCGCTCGCCACGTCGTAGGCATAATAGGCTTTGACACGGTTTCCGTCGGCCATCTTGCGCGGCAGGTCGCGGTCGTCGAGCGAAATCTTCGAGAACGCCCAGACCGGGGCCTTGCGCTTGTGGTGTGGACGGTAGCGGTTGTTGAAGTCCCACGCACTGTCGTGCAGTTTCGACCGTAGGGCGCGGTTCTTCGGGTTGTTCAGGTAATTGGCGACGGTCGTTTCGCTCAAAGCGATCGGCTCGCCCTCTTTGTCCGTGAACTCTTCCGGGTCGAATAGTTCCCCGGTTTCCGGGTCGTACACGTTCAGCTCGCCGCAGACGAACTGATTGTACATCTCGGCCACCGTCGTATTGAAGGGACGCTCCGGCAGGCTGTCCAGCGAAAGGATCAGCCGCTCGATCTTGTAGTTCACCTTACGGGAGTTCTGATTTTGGAACCGACCGGAAATAAGGCAGGCATATCCTTCCCGTTTGAACTGGGCGACCTTCTTGCGAAAACGGAGCATGCTTTCGGGCAGCGTGTGGCCGAACTCCCGTTTGAAATAGGTAATGGTTTCGGCCATTGAGTCCCATCCGATACGGCCGACACGTCGCAGGGCATTGGCCGACGCCATCAGCCGCAGCACCGCCTTGATTACGGAAGCGTTTACCGTGTATTCGTTGATCTTCTCCGCCGGAAGGGCCGAACCGTTATCGAATCGGAAGGCCGAGAAGTAACTCCGCGCCTCGGCATCGGGCGTGTAGTTCGCCCGAAGCCACTCCTGCAACGGCATCGTCGAAATGTCCGGTTTGCGTTCCCGAACGGCCGAACGGTATTTTCCCGGCAGGCTGTCGAAGACGATCAAAGCCTGTCGTCCGTTACCTCCTCTGCGAGCCCGGCTGATTTTGCCCCGCCGAACCATCTGTTTGTAGTTCGACTCCGACATGACCTCCAGAAGCTCCGGCTGCGTAATACAAAGTATGTTGTTGAAATACTCCATTTGTCGTTTTCTGTGCTCCCGTGGCCGGATTCGAACCGACAACCTTCGATACTTGACCGGGTCCGGCCATTTCTCGATGCTCTGTCCATTGAGCTACACGGGAGATTATTCCATGTTATTTTCTTGTCTTAAAAACCGCCATGACCGCAAAGGTGCTGCCTGCGAAGTTCGCCGTGATAACCAGTAGCGGCCATTGCTGTTGTTGTTCCACGTAACCGCAGATAACCATCAGCGAGAAACTCCACCACAGCCCGGCCAGCTTGCACCTCAGGGGCAGGATGATGAATCCACGGCCCAGCAATCGGATCATCCAATATTTCAAGAAACGTCGCATGACTGTCCGATTTATTGGATTGCCGCCCGCACTTTTGCCTCGGCATGTTTGGCCTTCGGCGTATAGGCTGGATGCGGATCGGCGAGTCTGTTGTAAATCAGTTGTAGGGAGTAGAGCATGTTGCCCCAAGTCGAAACGGTGAGATCGTCGAAGCTGGCGACCCTCTGCCCGTCGATGTGGATTGTCGTCCGGTTGCTTCCCAAATGGACGACGACCTCGATCCGGCGGCCGAACCGCTGGCGCATGCAGCCGTTTTCGAAAGTGGTATCCACGTCCGGCAGGTAACCTTTGGGAGCGGTTATTCCCAGATAAATCACGCCGCCACGCTGGAAGGCCGCTTTCCGCAGCATATTGTCGCGCGCGCTGTTTCCTTTGTACTTCAAAGCCCGGTCGAGGGTCGAGCGCGTGATTTTGAAGGTCTTGACCATCTCCATCCGGACTGATGTTGGTAATAAGATTTGTCGTGTCATGATTTATAATTCTATTTGTATCATATCGAGAATATTGCTGGTTACCATGCTATTAACAGCCAAAATTGCACTATTAATGTTGTTTTGTTTCATCCAGCGTTTTGCCAGGTTCGTGGCTGAAATTTTGCTTGATCCGTCAGGGATACAAACATTCAATTCATCATAATTGCTTGTTAGTAGCTGGAACCAATACCGTTTCATATCAATTTTTTTTTCGTAATTTTACCCCCGTGATACATTGTATCAACGCTGCAAATATATACATATTGCGAATATAAACCAAACAAAATGCGAAGTATTTTTAATCAATTCGCATAATATTTTTTGTCTATGGATAGAAAAAGAATGGTGTCATCTCTTGTTGAGTATTACACAAATGGCAATAAATCACAATTTGCCAAAATGTTAGGCATAACTCCGCAGACAATAAATACGTGGATTTCTCGCAATACTTTTAATGCCGAATTGATATATGCAAAATGCGAAGGCGTGTCAGCCAATTGGTTGCTGACAGGTTGCGGTAGTATGATAAATGAACAGGAAAGGGAGGTGAATGCAAGTTTGCAAGTGCAGGAAAAGTTCCCTCTCAAAACCGACAATCTGGTCGATCTCCAGCGCATTCCCCTTTACAATCTGGAGGCGACGGCCGGATTGGTTTCCTTGTTCAACGATGTCGATGCGATTCCGATCAGCTATATATCGTTGCCGGATCTGCCTGCATGCGATGGGGCTGTTTATGTGCGCGGGGATTCGATGTACCCATTACTCAAAAGCGGCGATATTGTCCTTTACAAGCAGGTACACGACATGCAGTACGGGATTTTCTGGGGTGAAATGTACCTTATATCGGCCAATGTCGATGGGGACGAGTTCGTGACGATAAAATACATCCATAAATCCGAACGGGAAAACTGTGTGAAGCTCGTCAGCCATAACCAACACCACGAGCCTAAAGATATTCCAATCTCGATGATCCGTGCCCTCGCATTGGTGAAAGCAAGCGTGCGTTATAATACGATTCGATAGGCCCTCGTGCAGCCCTATTGCACCCCGCAAAGAGGGTGCGCACACGCTCAAAGTAGGATAAAATAGACTAACTGAATAAATATCAATCGATTAAATAAAAATCAATCCCCAAATTATAGGGCAGTTTCCTGCCTTCTATTCGCCGATTTTCGGGGTTTAGCGCCGATTTTCGGGCGGTTTCCTATGTTTTGGAGGGGGTCAAAAACCGGGTTTTGTAACCCCAACTTTCCCAAAATGTAACCCCAACTTGTAACCCCTGATGTAACCCCAACTGAAAAATTGCCGATTTCCCGCATTGCAGGTATTACACAAGGAAAGGAGGGACGACGCCCCGTTTTAACGTCGTTCAACCGCTATTGAAATAGCCTTTGTAGAGCCAGAAAATGCCGTCAGACATACACGAGGCCGCGAATACAACGAAAGAGGGCGGAATCGCCTGATTCTGCCCTCTGAAATTATACCGACATTATAGCGGTTGCCGGATTTGGTCCGGTTTATTATACCGAAATTATATCAAATTATACGTTTCGTTTTGTGTGGCGCGTCCGGGGTTTGTCGCGTATCTCTTTGTCGTACAATGTACTACCGCTGTTCTCTGCCGATGCTTCTATATACGTTTCGTTCTCCCCCTCATAAAAGAGAACATTGAATATCAGCGTTTCTTTCCGCGCAGGTAGTCGTTCAGGTCTTTGTATTCCGCATAGTGGCAAGATTCATCGCTGACACGTCCGCCATACATCCCGGCAATGGTCTCTGTGGTTCTCTGCCCGGCAAGGTCATTGTCGAGATAACAGTGAATGTCCGAATACTCCTGTAAACGTGCCAGCGTCTTTTTCAAATTGTTTACCGAGTTCATCACGAGGTAGTCGCATGGTATGGCAAGACAGACCGTCCGGTCGCCTGCCAGTTTCAGTGTCATATAAGAAAGAAAATCCATGAATCCCTCGAAGACACAGACGTTTTCCTGTGTCTCTTCTGTCAGATGTCTTATCAATGAGATGTCCTTGTTATTCAGGCATCCCTTGTAATAGGCGTTTCGCACCTCGTAACCGCCTGATATATTGCCGAATGCGAGAGCGAAGTAATGACGGCCTCGCAGTTCGTAATGCACCTCCTTGCAATACATACGGCTGATGTCCGCGTCGATAAGCCGGGATTGGAGGTAAGAGAACAGGGCGTGATGACGGAGTGGAATCACGATCACGTCTTTCATTTCAGCCTCCACCGGTCGGGGTGGAGCGGTCAGCATACGGGTTCTCGGTAGTGATGCGCCATTCACAAGCCTCTCTATATACGCCAGGGCCTCGCTCACGCAGTCCGTCCGGCAAATGTATTTTGCCAGTTCCACCAGGTCGCCACCGGTCGCCTCGCCGAAATCGTACCATTCATTGATGCGGTCATTCACTTTGAACGACGGGGTACGCTCGTTCCGTAACGGTGAGAGATACCAGTATTGTCCCGATTTTATGTGCTGCGTATGGTGACCGAGACGTGCCAGAAAATCCACGATACGCACTTGTTTTGCTTCTGCTATGGTCATGTCTTTTTTCTTTCACTTGGTTTCACGAAAATGGTTTAGTTTAGTTTTTTCCTATATATATAAATACTAAAGTAAACTAAATCATACAGGCCCGCGCCCGGCATCATTCTTCATCAAAAAGCATGGCCTCGGTAGGCGTCATGTCATAATAGAACAGCTTGTCCCGTTTGATGATGAGCTTGAGGTTGTCTATCAGGTATTGCATCAGTTTTATCATGACGCTCCGACCACGTTTGAACCCGATTGCCTCATAGGAGACCATCAGGCTTTGCAACAGGTTGTCGAATCCCCGGATAGGCTTTTCCCCGAAAGCGGCGGAGAGGGCTTCCCGGTGCTGTTCGATGCTCAGCTCCGTGAACCCCGTCCGAGCCTTGGGCTTCGGGGGCTCTCCGAACGAGTGTCCTTCCGCAATGACGGGCAGCCCAGTCTCGTTGATGGTGAACGCAAACGGCTTGAACTCCTTTTCCCGGATATGGAGCGCATGGACTTCGCTGATACCGGGATTCTCGTTGCTCTTGCTGATGACAAGCACGGTTTCCGCCTTGTTGCTCATTTCCGTACCAATGTGTCCCCGCACATTATTATCCCCTTTGTTCAAATGGAGTACACAATGGATATGCAGGTCGTACCTTGAAGACCATTCCATCATCCGGTTGATGACTTCCACCGATTCACCGGTGCTGTTGATGTCAAGCATCAGGTCGCGGATGCCGTCAATGATGACCAGCCCATAGCCTTTGTTCTGACGCAGCGCATAGTCGATGACCTCGACACGCACCGACGGCGAATATTCACGCAGGCAGAAGAAGTCGAGATTCTCCGGGTCGGTTGTCGTGGGCAGCCCGGCCAGCCGCAATATGCGCTCCAATACCGAGCGGCAATGGAAACGGCTCTGTTCCGTATCGACGTACAGAATCCGCTGTTTGCCTTCGGGCAGATGCGCACGGTAGTTCAACACTTGTTTCCCGGCCAATGAAGCGGCGACAAGCGCAGAGACATTAAACGTCTTCTTCGACTTTGCCTTTCCTGTCGATGCACTGAAATTGCCGAGCGTGGCAATCGTCGAGTTGTCTATCCAGATGATTTGCGGCGGGGTCTCATAAATGTCCGTTGCCTTGATTTGCGAGGCCAGAAGGATGTCCGACAGGCGGTGTTCATCCATTCCCATATCGGCTGAGCGGTCAGTCTTTCTTTCGTTTTCCATTGCGTCTCTTATTAAGGAACGGTTCTGTGGCGGCGGCTTCCGTCGCCATGCGCACGGCCTCGTTCACTGTAGGTTCATAATTCTGCAACAGCCATTCGTCCAATTCCTCCTTGGCGAAATAGACCATTTTACCGCGCGGTTTGTAGTGCGGTATCTCCTTGCTCGATGTGAGCTTGTACAGCATACTTTCAGAAACCCCGATATACATACAGGCTTCCTGAAACGTGAACACTCTCTTGGTCGTGAAGATGGTATTTTCCAGCAACGTGATACGCTCCAAGAGACTTTCGACCGGTTCCAATTTCTTTAGTACCGATTCGATGGCGGCGAGCCGTCCGCTCATCCGCTCCATGAATGTCATTCTATTCGGCATAATAACATGGTTTGATTTTTGACAATGGAGATGCAACCTCCGTTATGCAGCGCGCTAACGGAGGTCAAAGGTATGTCCGGTAAACGAAGATGCCGTGATTTGGGGAATGATACTATGCGCGTATCATTGCAACTCTCATGCTTTTACCTTTCACATACTTCGCTTCTTGTCACTTCCTGTCATTCTTTCAGCCGGTCAATGGTCTTTCGGATGCCGTATGCGACCGATGTCATGTTGTTCTTGATGGATGACAGCGCGGAAGACAGGGTCGATACCGAAACGGAACGTGTCCCGTCCTTGGACTGCAGGAATGCACCCTTGCCGAGAACATTCTGCCACCGGGACTGGATAAGCGAGTTTTCAAGAAGCGCGTCGAACAGGATTACCACACGGCGGATATTGTTCACTCGGATGGAAAAGCCTTTCTTACAGGCGAAAAGAGCCTCCATGTCTTCAATGCGTACAGAAACACAGAACAGATGATAAGTATTGGCACAAGCCACAATACTTTCCATCTGTTCCGGGGTAAAATCACAGCCAAAAGAAAGGGAGAGATCTGCCGGTCGGTCAATGTGGGGCGGACCGAGCGGAGGCAACGATTCCGAGGTATCATACATCCGTTTCAGCTTCATGCACTCGTCAAACGTGAAATTCGGCGTAGCAAAGCAAATCTGGACGAAACGGGCGTACTCGGTCAGCAGCCCCTTGACGATGTGGATGTTCATTTCGTGGCAGTTCCGGCAGGCCGCATGGTCGCAGTCTATGTACCGGTGTCCGTTTACGAAATCGTCCACATAACGGTGGTACTGTTTACCACCCGACACAACATCGTGGAGATAAACTGTTTTTGCTTCGGTTAGCAGGGCGAAAAGTTCATTCGCCACATCCTTCTCCGCAGCGAAGTGCTGCAGGTGTTGGCTCCCTCCAAAAAGAGAGAAGGCCGTCTTCAGGTCTTTTCATGTCGATTTACCTTTTTGAGTTTATAATATGTGATGAAAGCATTAACTTCGGTTGCGTTCACAACCGGAGCAATGCCATAAATTGATGTTTGTAAATTAGACATGAACCACATAGTGCCGTCAATTAGTGAAACAAACCGTTTACAAGATTCACTGCCTCGTCCTTCTTCTTGTTGATAATCTTGGCATACACCTGTGTCATTTTTACGTCGGCATGACCGAGCAACTTCGAGACGGTATATAAATCCGCGCCGAGCGTCAGCATCATGGTGGCGAATGTATGCCGGCTGGTGTGATAGGAGAACCGCTTGGAGATTCCGGCTGCTTTCGCCCAAGGTTTGAGCTGCATCCTGATTGTATTGGCGGACGGCAGGTCGAACACATTATCTTCCGATGATTTTCCCCCACGTTCCGGCATCCACTTCAACGCTTCAGGAGAGAGGGGCAGGTAAATAGGCTCTTTGGTCTTTTTCATGGACACGGCCAAACGGTACTGTCCCCGGTCAACGAACACGTCTTTCCATTTCAACTTGATTATATCGCTGATGCGCAATCCGCAGAAGCAGGAGAACAGATACGCGCATTTTACTATCTCGTATTCCTCGTGGGGCATAGGAGTGTCAATCAACGCCTGTACCTCTTCGATGGTCATGTACGACCGCATACTCTCCGGCTTACGGATTTTCTCCGACTTCTCAAGCTCGTTGAAAGGGTTGGCCTTCATCTTTTTCTTCCTGACGGCAGAGTTCAACGCACCGTTCAACGCACGGTAATAATTGTGAAGCGTGTAGTTTGATATGTCCTTGCCTTTCGGATGATATTCCGTCAACAGATAAGTGATGTAGCCCCGGCAGAAGTCCCCGTCAATCTGATCCAGTGTGACCATTTCTCCGGCATAGTCTTTCAGTATGCGCATGGCAATCTTGATTTGGTTGCCGTCTTTCTTGCCCGCACTCTCTTGGGCTTCCATGTAAACCTTCATCCAGTCCAACAGATAAGTCTTGTCCTTACGGAATACGATTCCTGCCTCATTGCTGGTCAGTTCGATAATACGTTTCGACTTGATGGCATTGGCGGCATCCATTGTCGCCTGATTCTGCCTACGGGCATTATTATCCGTCTCCGGGATAATATACATCTTGAGGTATTCATACGTCCGCTTTCCATCGCGGTATATATCCAGATATAGACTCTTGCTGCCATCGCTCAACGGCTTCATCCGAAGACGAATCGGCTCTTTGACTTTTGTATGATTCTTAACTCGTGCCATAGGGATTCCTTTCTCATTTTTCCTATTGCAAATATACGGATAAGTATCGAGATTAAGAAACAAATAAGAAACAAAATTGCACCAAATAAGAGCCAATTCACTGAAAGTACTGAAAACAACTGAAAATAAAAATAGGCTTATAAAACACTGATTTATAGCTTATTTATTATCACTTTATTGGGTGTTGTTTGCATTTTGTATATATACTGCGTAAATCTGGAAAATTTCAATTGCATCAGGGATAGGCAGTACAAACACTCGTCACCGTGTACGGTTATATCGTTCCCGATATACTGTTCGGTGTGGGGTATTGTTTATTTGATGCAAGGTATTCCAGAATCTCGGAACAGATAGACGAACGACTCCACACTTTCTTTTAGAATAACCCTGCGCAGGAGTCGAGCGGGATGACAATAACAGTCAAGATAAAGAAATTTACTTTTTTACTGGTGCTGGCGATCGTCAGCGTCGGTATCGGGACAGTCTCGGCCCAGTCGTTACAGGAGGTCGTCTATCTGAAAAACGGCAGTGTGATTCGAGGAACGATCATCGAACAGGTTCCCAACGAATCGTTGAAAATCCAGACATCCGACGGCAGCGTGTTCGCCTATAAAATGGCCGATGTCGAGAAAATTTCAAAGGAACAGGTCAATGGTCGATCTGCCGGGAATGCGTTAACCGGTAGTGCCGCAGGTTTCAGCGGAAACGGACGCGGGCCGCAAAAGGGGTATCGGGGATTCGTCGATCTGGGCTATACGATCGGAACGGGCGATTTCGGACTGGATCGCGTCGAGTTTTCGACTTCGCACGGCTATCAGATTCTACCTTGCTTTTTTGCCGGCGTCGGTGTCGGTGCGCACTATTATTTCGATGCGGATGCAGTCGAGATTCCGATTTTCGCCGATCTGCGGGCCGATCTGCTGAAACACTCCGTATGTCCGTTTATCGATATGAAGATCGGATATACGGTGCATGAGGATACGGGTTTCTATTTTAATCCGATGGTCGGCGTCCGTTTTGCTGTCGGATCGCGGAGCGCTGTGAACTTCGGTATCGGCTATACGATGCAGCGGATCGAGTTCGGGTATAGTTATTCCGATTCGATCAATTGCGGAGGGTTCAGCATCAAACTCGGGTTCGAATTTTAAGGATCGCCCGAGGAACAGGGAGGCACGACTGGAGACAGCCGTGCCTTTTCATTCTCCGTGCAGGTGCGTGACCGCCCCCCCCCGGCGTGCGTCGTCGGCCTTTTCGGTGCAGGCCGCGAAGGTTTCGCGGCCGCTTGTGTCGCGGGGACGGAGTGGCGTTCGTCCGCAGGGAAGAAGATATGCCTTTGGCATCGCTTGCCGTACGGGAAGGATTGACGGTGCCGTGGGCGCGGCCAGTGTGCGAAACGGTCGGGTCCGGAAGCGGCGATTCCGAAAAAAAGAGTTATATTTGCACCGCAAAACAACATGTTGTGCTCGTCACGTAAGTCTGGTTGTGACGAGTGCTGCATGTTTTTTTTGTGGATATGATCGATCGTTTCCAAGTAAGACAAACTATGAATCGCAACAACGAAAATTACACGTTTCTTTTCGTGACGCTCGGCCTGCTTACGGCATTCGGGCCGTTCGTCACCGATTTCTACCTGCCGGCGCTTCCTGCGCTGGCCGATTATTTCCGTTCGTCGGCGTCGATGGCACAGATGAGCCTGACGACCGGCATGTTCGGCCTGGCCGTCGGACAGGTCTTCATCGGTCCGATCAGCGACCGTTACGGCCGGCGGATGCCGTTGCTGGTTTCGATGGCAGCCTTCATCGTGGCGACGGCGCTCTGTATCGTCGCGCCGAATATCTATCTGTTCAATCTCCTGCGCCTGTTCCAGGGATTTACGGCTGCCGGAGGTATCGTACTCGCCCGTTCGATTGCTACGGATATGTATACCGGCAACGAGCTCACCCGGTTCATTGCCATGATTTCGGCCGTCAACGGCGTCGCTCCGGTCGTGGCACCCGTCGTGGGCGGTATGCTGCTGGATTTCACCTCGTGGAAGGGGACGTTCGTTCTGCTGTTGCTCGTCGG